GCCGCTAAAGCAACCTTTGCCTTTTCTGCACTGCTAAATGTCTTACGTTTACTCTCGCTCATGGTTAAACCCTTTTTCCTGACAGGCTATAGCTTAAACTATTGTCCTGAATTTGGGGTCCACTATAAATCGTGTATTTTATTTGCTATTTTTTCGAATCTTAAAAATAATAAAATTCCGTATATTGGGTGAACAATTGTATTATGGAATAACCATTGGATTTCTTTTTTCATTTTCATTCCTTTTTGTTTTGATTAGGCGGTCTACTGCCAGCACGGTGTCGGCCATTCTTTGGATTTCGTCGGGTTTGGCTTTATATAGGGCTGCGTAGATTTTCTTTTTTTTGCCGCTGCTGTTTTTGCGTTTGTCGGCCAGTTGGGATTTGTAGCTGCCCCCACTGCTGGCGGCTATGGAGCAGTGGAGGATGTCTTGGTGGATGTCTTGGAGGTCTGCGAGGGGCAGACCCATTAGGATTTGGGCTAGCATTTGTTGGGCTTGCGGGTTATGAATTGGAGGCACGCTTGGTTAAATTGTATTTCTTTGGGTATTTTTATTGGGTCGGCTGGTGTGGTCATGGCAGCGTGGAGTTGTTGGGGGTCGTATAAATAGGTGTGGCTGATTTTTTGGATGTGTTTGATTTTTGCTTGTTTTAATTTTTGTGAGACGGTGCGGGTGCTGACGCGGTAGTAAGCAGCCGCTTCGACTTGGGTGATGAGTGCGTTCATGGTTTTTTTACTCGCGGGTCGTGTTGGTTGGTGACGCGCCATTGGTCGCCTTTGTGGCGGAGGGTGGTGAAGTAAATGCCTGTATTTTTGGTGATGCGGTTGGCAAATTGGGTGGCGCGGTGGAAGGTGTAGGTTGATGGGGATATAAAAATGGGGAGCATGGTTAGAAGCTTAGGGCGTGGCTGAGGGCGGTTATTAGTTTTTTTAGGAGTGCGCGGTGGGGTTGGGCGCGGTGGTTGCGGGTTTGCCATAGGGCCATGTTGTGGCCTATTAGGTTTTTTGGGAGTGGGGTTAGGTTTTTCATGGTTTGTCCTTAAAAAAAGGCCGCTTTTTAGGGCGGCGGAGTGGTTGGGGTAAGCATCAGGGTTGCTGATGTGGGTTTATCATAAACAATTTGTGTGCAAAATAAAACAATTTGTTTAGTTTTTTTTGGGGAGGATTGAAAAAAACTTTTTAAGTCTGGATTTTGGGCATAAAAAAACCCGCTTGAGGCGGGTTGGGGTTGATTGAATTTTATTAACTTGATGTTGGGCTGCTGATAATTTTTTTCTGTTTTAATGGTGTTTGCAAAGCGAATGATCAGCGTAGTGTTTTTTGCCGCTGTCTGTGAGGGTATAGCATCCGCCACGTTGGCCAGTAATGTAGCGGTTATCGGTTGTTGGCTTGCTGTGTCTAAATTCCCAGGGCGGTGTTGGATTTTTATCTGCCCATAGTCCGGTTTTGTTGGCCTGGGCGGTGGTTTCTAGGTCTGCAATAGTTGGGTCGGTCAGATATTGGCGATATGCCCATGCGTTGCCTTTTTTGACTTGTTCGGCGTTGGCATCAATGCCGTTGCAGGTAATGCGGGCTAGGGTGCGGTTGTATTTGTCTTTGCCTTTGTCTTCGACGGTTGCGGTTTTTTTAAGGCATAATTTAGTTAGTGATTGCTTTGATTTTTGGCCAAATGTTTGGGATTTTTCGGGCGCGTCGATTTCGGTTAGGCGTATTTTAACGGGCTGTTTTTGTGCGTTTAGCACGGTTAGGGTGTCTCCGTCTGATATGCCTATGACTGTGCCGCTCCAGCTGGTGGCGTTTGCAATTAATGGCAATAAAAATAGTGCTGTTTTAAATGAGTTATTTATCATTTTCTATTACTTTATCAGCCAGCAATAATGAATAGGCTTCTATTTCAGCATAATGTTTTGATTCTTCTTCAAAGTTTTTAAAATCGTCTGAGTTGGCTTCAAATATTGATTTTAATTCACCTTGTTGGGCTATAGCCCAGTGTTTGTGCGCGTCGATTGCTTCTTCTATGTGCGTTTTGGCTTTTTCGTTTTGTATGCTGGGGGGGTTAATTTCCATTGATGATTTCAATGTGTTTGTGATATTTGTTACTAATTTTTCTAGTTGTTCGCCTCTTTTGTTTGCGGTGGCTTTTGATGTGTCTTTTGAGTTAAATGCGGATAGCATTAATTTATCAAGTTTTTTTCTGTCATTGACTGCGTTGTTTTCGATATTTTCTAATTTTTTATTGATTTCTTTAATTAGGTTAATGTCGTGTTTTTTATCTGCAAATGCTGGTTGGGATGTTTGTAAAATTATAAAAAAAACTATTAAAATCAGGTTTTTGATGTTTTTCATGGATTAATAAAATAATTTTAAAGGTGATTGGGCTGTTTATTTTTCACAGGTTTTTTCTATCATTTCTATAAAATGCGAGGCTGATTTTCGCATGTCTTGGCTTTGTTGCTGTTGTTGGCGGATGACGGGCTGTTGGGTCAATGCATCGGCCATGTTTTGCAAAATTTTTATGTGATCTTCTGTAAGTAGGCCGCTGGCATGTTTGTTGAGCAGGTCTTCTAACAATGCGCGTAGCTTTACGGGGAGCGCGTTCCAGTTTTTTTCTTCTAAAGGGGTTTTGGGTGGTATTACCCCATATTCTGAGCTTGGTTCTTTTGTACCATTTGGGTGCGGGGAGGTAAGCTGTTCAACCGTGACTTTTAATATTTTTGCGGCTGCTGCTAAATGTTTGTCAGGGAAACCTCGGCTTTTCCAGTTGTTTATGGTTTGCGAGTGATATTCATCAATGCCAAGTTTTTCGCAAAAAACTTTCATGGCTATGTTTTGTCGCTTAATTTCTTGACAAATATTTGAATAATTAAGCTTTTTTTGTTGTGTGTTTTTATCTATGTTCATAAACATAAAGTTTATTCCTATTTTTTTGCTTGTTAAACAAACAAATTGTTTGCAATGTTTATACAAAATGTGTAAATTGTAGCCATGACAAATTTAGACCCCGCTATTAAACATTTCGGCAGCCTCGGCAATGTTGCCAAGGCTATCGGATTAAAACCAATGTCCGCAACGATGTGGAAGAAGCGAGGTTTGCCGCCTGAGCGAGCCGTGGAAATTGCGGCCGCATCAAATGGGGCTCTAAAACCATCTGAACTTTTGCCTACGTTTAAGTGGGAATGATTTAACCGCTGGCAGATCGGTTTGTCTGTTTCCTACTCCTGGGTTTGCCCGCTGGTAACAGCGGGCTTTTTTTACACCAGTTTATGCACTGGGCTGATGCGTTGCTATTGGCTTGGTTGGCTACACTTTTTTACCGAGGTGATCTTATGGACATACAAGCGGTTTTGATGGACAGGGCTAATTTGTCTGTCCGTGAGGGTCAGATTTTGGCTTTGATCTGTGAGGGGATGACCGATAAAGGGATTGCCCGTCATTTGGCGATTTCTTTGGGTACTGTTCATGCTCATATTGAGCATTTGTATTTAAAGATGGGTGTCCAGTCTGAGTCTATTAATGTCCGGTGTGCGGCGATTTCTAACGCTGTTTTGCGTGGGATGGTGACGCTGTCTTGGAGGCGCAATGCTTAAGTGTCTGGTGCTAAGTTGCCATTTGGCACTTAGCTGGTGCGTGATCATTTGGCTGTCTTGTATGTCGTTTGTGCTGCTGATTGTTGATAGTTTTTTGGTTGGCATTGAGCATTTTGTTGATGGGCTGTTTGATGACAGGTATGGGGATTGGTGATGGCTAAGCATGTTACGGCTAGTGATAAACGGGCGCGGGCTTTGTTGTTAAAGCCTCGTCCAAGAGCTAAGCCGATTATGGTGGTGTTTACACCGGCTTTGTCGGATGCAGAAATGCTTGAGCAGGAGCGGATTGCCCGCTGCCGTTTTTATGCTCGGGGGCGTTGATGTTTGGCGTAATCCTTTGCTTGTTGCGTAAGCCGGTCTTGGTGTCATGAGTCGCGGTAAAAAGATTGATTTTCAGCGCATTAATGATTTTGCGCTTTCTTCCTTTGAGTCATTGCTAAGGCAGTGGCTTCCTGATGGCCGTAAAAATGGGTCGGAATGGGTGTCGGTTAATCCGACCCGTGCAGACGGTCATGCCGGTTCGTTTTCAGTCCATATCTTTAATGGGGTTTGGAAAGATTTTGCCAGTGGTGATGGCGGGTCTGACCCTATTTCTTTGTTTGCGTATTTGTTCCATAGCGGCAACCAAGGGGCGGCGGCTAAGGAGCTGTGCGCGTTGTTTGGGCTGGATGTTGAGCCTAATAAAATTTTGCCTTTTGTTGATAAAAAACCGCGATCTGCGTGGGTGGCTATTAGGCCGCCAGTGGATTGCGCTGCCCCGCATGTGGCTCATATTAAGCGCGGTCGGCCTGAGCGGGTTTGGTGTTATCGCGCGGCGGATGGTGCGGTGCTGGGGTATGTGTACCGTTTTGTTACGTCTGATGGGGGCAAAGAGGTTTTGCCGCTGGCGTGGTGTCGTAATGAACGCACGTTTAATGAGGAGTGGCGGTGGATGTCATTTCCTGAGCCGCGATGGCTGTATGGTTTAGACCGTTTGGCGGCGCGGCCTGATGCGCCGGTGCTGGTGGTTGAGGGGGAAAAATGCGCGGAATTGGCGGCTGAGCATTTGCCGGATTTGGTTGCGGTGACGTGGCCCGGTGGTGGTAATTCGGTGCATAAGGTGGATTGGTCGCCTTTGGCAGGTCGGTCTGTTGTTATCTGGCCGGATTGTGATGCTCAGCGGAGTAAGGCGGGTGAGTTGTTGCCTGCTGAGGTTCAGCCAGGCATTAAGGCGGCGCATAAGATTGCACCTGCTTTGGTGGCGTTGGGTTGTAAGGTTTGGGTGATGGAGCTGCCTGAGCCGGGCGAAAAAAAGAACGGCTGGGATATTGCGGACGCGGTTGATGAGGGGCTGATTGGCTCTGAGTTGGCTGCTTTTGTGCGCGGTAAGGCTCGCGTTTACGCGCAAGCGGGTGTTGGGGGGGCAACTAAATTGCATCCAGAGCCAGTACCCGCTAGCGCGGAGGCTGTGCCGTATCGGGAAGCTTGGCAAGATGGATTGATTCAAAAGCCACGCGGCGGTATTGAGGATTGCCGCGAAAACGTATTTTTAGTTTTGTCACGGCATCCGGCATGGGAGGGTGTGATCGGCTGGAACGATTTTACTAAGCGGATTGAGAAGATAAAACTGCCCCCGTGGGGCGGTCGGCTGGGCGAGTGGGAAACGCGCGATGATTTGGATTTGGGTTTATGGCTTGCCCAAAAGTGCGACCTGTTGATTAGGTCTGAGGCTTCTTTGGTGGCTGGCGTGTCAATGGCGGCTGACCGTAATAGTTTTCATCCGCCAAGGGAATGGCTGGAGGGTTTGGCTGCATGGGATGGTGTTAATCGGCTTGAGCATTATGTTAGTGATTGTGTAGGTTGTGATAACACGCGTTATGTGCAGCTGGTCGGTAAATATTTTTTGATTGGGATGGTGGCGCGGATTTTTCGGCCTGGCTGTCCTATGCAGTATATGCCTGTGCTTGAGGGCGCGCAGGGCATTGGTAAGTCTTCGTTTTGGCGCGCTTTGGGCGGGGAGTGGTTTCAAGAAACGCCATTTAAGCTGGGCGATAAAGACGCTTACATGCAGTTAAACGGGGCAATTTTGTATGAAATTGCGGAAATGGACTCGTTTAACAAATCTGAATCGACGCAAGTTAAAGCGTTTATCAGTCAACAAATTGACCGTTACCGCGAGCCGTATGCGCGTCGAACGGTTGACCGGCCACGCCAGTGTGTTTTCGCGGGTACTACTAATCACGGCGAATATTTGAAAGATACCACGGGTAACAGGCGGTTTTGGCCGATTAAGGCCACCAGTGTGGATATTGATGCGCTGTTGGCCATTCGCGATCAGCTGTTTGCTGAGGCGTTTTATCGTTTTAAATCCGGTGAGCAGTGGTACCCAAGCCGAGAAGATGAGGCGGCTCATTTTGTGCCGCAGCAGGATGAAAGGCGGATTGTTGATCCGTGGCTGTATCCGCTGATGGAGTGGCTGGAGGATGTTAATCAGCGCATGACGCGGGAATTTACTATTACTGATCTGTTGATGGGTGCGTGTAAGGTCGAGTTAAACAAGATTGATGGTAATCGGGGTATGGCTACCCGGATGGGTAATCTGATGACTGAGTTGCCGGGTTGGCAGCGCAAGCGCCGTTCTACGGGGTTTAGGGAGTGGGTTTGGGTGCGCCCTGAATCTGGCAAGGCGGAGTTTTGATGTTAGTGTTTTTGGCGGTGTTTGGGGCAATTACCAGGGATCGGCGCATGGGTCAAGTGCGTTCGGAAAAGGGTTGCCGTGGGCATTTTTTGGCTGTTTTCGTCCAACCTGTTTTTTGGGTTGCGAGGTTGGACGGGCAGGTTGGACGGCTGAAAGGCACAGTTGGCGTGGGTTCGTCCAACCGTCCAACCTCGTCCAACCTATTTCCTCGCGGGCGCGTGCGCGTACACGCGCGTATATGTACGACCGTTATTTTTTACAAAATTATTATTTATTTTTTAAGTGACAAGGTTAGACGGTTGGACGGGGCTAGATGGGGTGCGGGTTGTAGCCGTCCAACCTGCTCGTCCAACCTTGATTTTTAATTTTTAGGTTGGACGTATTTTATGAACGAACAGGAAAAAAAACGCCGCCAGTGGGCGTTGATTAAAGATCAAACACCTGATGTTGCTGATTTTTTGATTCAGGTTAATAAAGTTTTTGGTAAACCCGCCGCTGTGCGTGTTGAGCTGGCCAGTGGTGAGGAGGTTGAATCGGGGTCGTTTGATGACGGCTGTTTAAATCCTAAATTTGTTAAATTGCGAGGTCGGCGTTATGGGTAAGTTGTCGGGTATGACTGTGGGGCAGTTGATTGCGGATGTTATCCAGCGTGAGGGCGGTTTTGTGGATAACCCGCACGATAAGGGTGGGCCGACTAATTTTGGGATTACGCGGGCTACGTTGGAGATGTGGCGTAATCATCCGGTGTCGGTGAATGATGTGCGTAATTTGACCAAAAACGAAGCAGAAACTATTTATAAAACGCTGTATTACTTGCATTCTAATATTTATTTGCTGCCAGACCCTATCCAGCCGATTGTGTTTGATATGGCGGTCAATTGTGGGGTTGAGGAGGCGGTTAAGATTTTGCAGTCGGTGATTAGTCGGCTGGGTAATCCGATTCTGGTGGATGGAAAAATTGCGGGAAAAACGCTGCAAGCGTGTCAAATTGCGGTCAGTGTCCATGGTGGTGGTGGCGTGGTCAATCGTTTGGTTGAGGCGCGGTGTAAGTTTTATCTGGGTTTGGTTTCTAAAAATCCTGATGATCAGGTGTTTTTAGACGGATGGCTTAATCGTGCCAATGCATTTTTGTTTGGGGTTTAGTCATGGCCTCTTTGGAAATGTTGGGCAGGTTGTGTGCGGGGGCCAGTAATTTGCAAGGTTTTGGCGGTGGCGGGGCTGCGGTGTTGTTGCGTTCGGAGCTGGCGGGTCTTTTGGCGGGGTTGTCTGATGTGCAGTTTGATTTTGCGGCGGCAAAATATATGGCTGACCAATCGGCTGAACATCGTTTAACGCTGAAAGTTTGGCAGTCGGGCATTGATGGTGTGTCGGCTGCTGAACGGTCGGCTTATTTAGGCATGGTGTCTTTGGTGGTGGTTGAGTTGGTGCGGCCTAACCGTTGTGGGCGTTGCAATGGTCGTGGGTTTGTTGCGGGCCAGATGTGTACGGTTTGCAGCGGAACGGGGTTTAAGCGTTTTTCAGGGCGTTTTTTGGCTGAGTCGTTGGGTGTTGACCAATGCCGATATAGGCGCGTTTGGCGGGGTCGGTATGAGGATTGTTATCAGTCTGTGGTGGCGTTGGATGGTGAAGTCAGGTTGGCGTTGTTTAATGCGGATAGGGAGTCTGTCGCGGCATGATTTTAATAAATGTTGTGCTTGACTCAAAAACGTGGTCTAATTTCCCACAATAGCACCTAAGCCTGTTCAGACCTCTGAACGGGCTTTTTTTATGCCTAAATTTTTTGTTGCGTTGTTTTTTTTGGGGGTTTTATGAATCAATATGTACCGATTGAGCCGCTGATTAATGCGGGTGAGGTGGTGAGTGTAAATGTTGTTACTACAGCTACGTTGGATGATGGGTCATCTGTTGTTGTGCCTAACGATTGTGCTGCGGGTGATTTTGTTGTTCAAAACGCGGACGGAACTTTTAAGTTTGTAAAGTCTGCGGATTTTTTGGAACATTTCAGGGCTGCTTAATGGATGTTCCAAGGATTAATGCGCCTTCGGGTTATCGTGTTGTAGCTCGTGATGATGGGTCTTTTGATGTGGTTGCGGATGCCCATGCCGTTAATCCAGTGCTTGGATGGGTGGCGGCACGGGCTGCTGAAACATCTACGCAAGCGGCTATTGTGGGCGGTACTGTGCTTGCTCCTACGATTGCGGATAATGTGTCAAATGCGATTGCGGCAGGATTGGCAGGTAATTATTTGGGCGCGGCAATGTACGGTATACCAGCTGTTGCGGGGATTGTAAGCGCATTGGCGGCGATTATTGTGCCGGAATCTAAATCTAAAAATTTCGTGCCACCTCATGATTAATTTTGATAGTTTTACCAGTTTTGGGTTGCCTGGCGTAGTTATCGCTGCGTTGTTTGCCTTGGTTTATTTTTTGGTGCGCGAGCATAAGGCTGAGCGTAACGAGTGGATTACGGCTTATCGGGAACAGTCAACGTTGATGGATGAGCGGCAGCGTGAAACTAATCAAGTTATCCGTGAGCTGGTCGTTGTTGTGCGTGAGTCTAACGCGTCCAGGCGGTCTAGTGCCACGTAATGCGCCAATGCCTTGTCGGCATGTGGGTTGCCGGGCTGTGGTGTTGTCGCCGGGGTTTTGTGATGTTCATCGGCGAGAATCTTTTAAGGTTCAAAAGCAAGCGGTGACTGAGGATTATCGGGAGCGTAATCGGTTTTATCAGCGTAAAGCGTGGAAGGATGCGAGGGCTGCTCAGTTGATGCGTGAGCCGCTTTGCAAGTCTTGTCGTGCTACCGGGTTTGTTGTGGTTGCTGCGGTTGTGGATCATGTTGTTGCGATTGCTGATGGCGGTGCTGAATATGATTTTAGCAATTTGCAATCGTTATGTGCCTCTTGTCACAATGCTAAAACCGGGCGCGATAGATATCGTCTCAGGAATGTGCAGTAATATCGGGATGGGGGGAAAGAGGGGGAGGGGGGCAGTAATCCTCGGGAGGGTATTTCCGCTTTGCGTTTAGCCCTCCATGTGTGTTTTTTTGTGAAATTAAATAGAAAAAACCCATTAGGGTTATTTAGTTGGTTGGGTTGGTTGGTTTTGGCTGCGGGTTGGTTTGACCATTTTGGTGGGATTAACGAAATGGTGGGGATTTTATGAAAGGTCGAAAGGCTCAATTGGTTTCTGGTGGTAATTTTGCTGCTTTGCCTTTGCATGATGAACCGGCTGCGGTGCATCGTGCGCGGGCGGATGCGTTGCGGCCAGATTGGTTGAGCGAGGATGAATTGAAAGTTTGGGATCGGCTTGCTCCTGATTTGGCTATGTTGGGAAGGCTAAAGCCGCATTTTGTGGATGCATTGGCTGAGTATTGCATTGTCGTGCGTAAACTGGCGGATGCACGTAAATATTTAAATGATGCTGATTGGACGTATATCACAACTGGCCGGAATGGGCAGCAGTATAAAAGCCGTCCAGAGGTTGCTCAATTGAATGACGATTGGCGCAAATGGCGGTCATTAGTGGGTGAATTTGGGCTTGCTCCTGTTGCTGACCGTGGGGTGCAGTCAGGGCAAAGCGATTTAATTGATGAATTTAATTATTGATGAAAACTGTTGCAGTTGATTTGTTAGTGCCTTATGAGCGTAATACGCGCACTCATTCTGATGAGCAAATAGACCAGATTGTTGCAAGTATTACCGAATTTGGCTGGACTAACCCGATTTTGATTGATGGCAATAACGGCATTATTGCGGGTCATGGTCGTGTTTTGGCGGCGCGTAAAATGCTCATTACTGAAGTGCCAGCGGTTAATTTGTCGCATTTGAGCGACGAGCAAAAGCGGGCGTACATTATTGCTGATAATCAGTTGGCTTTGAATGCTGGTTGGGATAAGGATTTGTTGGCTGCTGAAATTGCTGGTTTGCAAGCGGCTGGTTTTAATTTGGATTTGCTAGGTTTTAGTGCGGTTGATCTGGATAGTTTGTTGGCTGACATTGAGCCTATGTTGGGTTTGACTGATCCTGATGCTGTACCTGAATTGCCGGATGCGCCAGTTTGTAAATTGGGCGATGTTTGGTTGTTGGATAGGCATCGGTTGATGTGTGGTGACGCTACTGACAACAAGGCGGTTTCTGAGCTGTTGCAAGGTTGTATGGCTGATATGGTTTTTACTGATCCGCCCTATTTAATGGATTTTCATGGTGCGATTGGTGGGAATGGCAAAACAAACTCTAAGCACGGCAAAATTTTGAACGACAAAATGAACAAAGCTGATGGCGAAAAGTTTTTGCTATCCATTGCTAAGGTAATTAAAACGCATTGCCAAGGCGCGTGGTATGTGTGTTTTTATCGGTTGGGCATTGATGGGATGATGAATGCTTTGACTGCTTGTGGTTTGAAGTGGCGCAATTTGATAATTTGGAAAAAAAACCATTTTAATTTGAGTAACTCAGATTACAAAGCTTTGTATGAGCCAAATGTTTATGGCTGGCAAGGCGATTATGAGCCAATTGTTTATGGCTGGAATGTTGACCATAATTTTAATGGCAAAAAAAGCGAAGTGGATGTTTGGGATACGGCTATACCTTCGGTCTGGAAAATTAAAAAATCGCTTAAGTGTGATTTGCATCCAACCATGAAGCCGGTGGCTTTGGTGGAACGGGCGATTTTGAATAGTTCTAAAAAGGGGCAGCTTGTTTTGGATTTGTTTGGCGGTTCAGGAACTACTTTGATTGCTTGTGAAACGAATGGGCGCACGGGGCGGTTGATGGAATTGTCGCCTAAATTTTGTGATGTGATTATTAGGCGTTGGCAGGAATTTACGGGTAAAACTGCCGTGCTTGAATCTGGGTTAAAGCCATTTGGCGAATGAATAACGCTAAACCGTCTGATTGTCTGCTGTTTATTGATGATGAGATGGCGCGGTTTATTATTGCGTGGAATCGGATGGACACGGAGCAGGGTGTTGAGGTTTTGCCTGAAATTAATTGTCGTTATTCGCCTAAAAAATTGGCTGCTATTTTGAATTTGTCGGCTGGGCAGGTGAGCAGTTTGGTGGGGCAAGCGGTGGCGGTGGGTATTATTTTGGATGGCGGGATTATTTCGCCAATGGCGCAGAATGCGGTTAATGCGTTGATTGCTTTACGTGCGGCGGAGTTGAAGGGTTAACGACGGGCTGTTGGAAAAAGCCGCTCAGTATGGGCGCGATGTGGTGTCGGGTCGGCAGGTGGTGGGTGAGTTGACGCGGCTGGCGGTGCAGCGGCATTATCGGGATTTGGAGGAAGGGTCGCAGCGTGGCCTTTTTTTTTGTGAAGAATCCGCTTGGCGGGCGTTAAAATTTTTTACGTTTTTGAAACACTCTAAAGGCGAATGGGCGGGGCAGCCGGTAGAGCTTGAGGGTTGGCAGGCTTGGATTGTTGCTTGTGTGTTTGGCTGGAAAATTGTTGATACTGACAAGCGTCGGTTTCGCACGGTGTTTGAAGAGGTGGGGCGCAAGAACGGTAAGACTACTAAGTTAAGTGGGCTGGGTTTGTACGGCTTGACCAAGGACGAGGAAGGGGGCCCTGAGATTTATTCTGCTGCTACCAAGCGTGACCAGGCTAAAATTTTGTTTGATGAGGCTAAACGGATGGTGTTGCAGTCGCTGCCGTTACGGCGGCGGTTGGATGGGCAATTGCACCGGATTTTAAACCCGTCTAATTTTGGTAAATTTGAGCCGCTGTCTGCTGATGGGCAGACCATGGACGGGTTGAACCCACATTTTGCGTTGGTGGATGAGTTACACGCGCATAAAACGCCTGAAATTTGGGATGTGCTTAAGTCGGCTTTGGGGGCAAGGTCGCAGCCGTTGATTTGGGCGATTACTACGGCGGGGTTTAATAAGAACGGCATTTGTTACGAGGTCAGGGATTACGCCATTAAGGTTTTGACGGGCGTGATTGAGGATGATTCGTTTTTTAGCATTATTTATACGCTAGATGAAGGCGACGATTGGCAGGATGAGGCGGTCTGGGTTAAGGCTAATCCTAATCTGGGGGTGTCGGTCAATCTGGACTATTTGCGTGAGCAAGCGCGGCAAGCGGTGGTGATGCCGTCGGCTAAGATTAATTTTTTTACTAAGCATTTAAACATTTGGGTTACTGGACATTCGGCTTGGTGCAATGTTGACCGTTGGAAGTTGTGCGGGGCGGTTTATACGATTGAAGATGTGGCGGGGGCGGTTGAGGTTTATTTGGGTCTGGATTTGGCGAGTGTGTCGGATTTGGCCAGTATTGGCGGCGTGGCGGTTATGCCGGATGGTATGTGGCGGGTGTTTGGTAAGCATTATCTGCCTGAAGATGCGGTTAATAACAATATCCGCAAGTCTGCCGTGCCGTTTAAGCAGTGGCATGAGCAGGGTTGGTTGACGCTAACGCCGGGTAATGTGATTGATTACAACTGGATTAAGGCGGATTTGTTGCATTTTATGGAAACGCTGCCAGTTAAAGAAATTGCTTTTGACCGTTGGAACTCTAGCCAGCTGGTTAATGATTTGATGGAACTGAATGCACCAATGATTGCGTTCGGTATGGGTTACGCGTCGATGAATGCGCCGATGAAAGAGCTGGAGCGGCGTTATTTGGCGGGTGAGATTAAGCATGCTAATGATCCGGTGTTGACCTGGGCGATGTCTAATGTGGTGTCTGACCAAGACCCGGCGGGGAATGTTAAGCCCGCTAAAAATAAATCCATGGAAAAAATAGACCCTGCTGTTGCGCTAATTATGGCGGTGGGTCGGGCGTTGCCTGCAGCTGAGGATGTTTTTGTGATTGATTCGAGTTATGAAATGGGGTGGGGATGAGTGCAATTTCTTATAACGTGGCGCATATTGTTGGGCTTCTATTGGTGGCTGCGGGTGTTGGGCGGCTATTTGGATGGGATTGGGCTATGTTGGTTGTTGGTGGCTTGGTTATTGTTTTAAATACCGTGTCTTTGCTGGTGATGTTTAGGGGCGCGGCCTGATGTTTTTGGGCGGTTTTAAGGCGGTTGATGACCGCTCGCCTTATGGAAATTTTTGGTTTGAGCCAGTTGGGGTTAATAGTTTAAGCGGTATGCGGGTGTCGCCTGTGACGGCGATGCAGGTGACGGCGGTGTTTTCGTGCGTTGCGGTGTTGGCGGAGTCTTTTGCGATTTTGCCGCCGGTGTTGTATCGCCAGCAGGGGCGCAAGAAAGTGGTGGTGACTGACCATTGGCTTTATCGGTTGTTGGCGCGGCGGCCTAACCGTTGGCAGAATGCGTATCAGTGGCGGGAAATGTTGCAAGGGCATTTGGCGTTGCGGGGCAATGCGTATTGTCAGATTTTTGCTAATAGCCGTGGCGAGGTGACTGAGTTAGTGCCGCTGAATCCTGATAAGGTGCAGGTTAAGGTTAAAACGGATGGTGATTATTATTATATTGTGACCGATGTTTTAGGTAATCAGACCATTTTGTTGCGCGGGGATGTTTTTCATTTGAAAGGTTTGTCGCCGGATATGTATCAGGGTTTTAATCCGATTCAGATCGCACGGGATTCGATTGGCGGGGCGTTGTCGGCGCAGTCGTATGGGGCTAAGTTTTTTGCTAATGACGCTAAACCTACGGGCGGTTGGATTGAGTTCCCCGGGCAGTTTAAAGACCCGGAAGCGCGTAAAGTTTTTAGGGATTCTTGGCAGTCGATGCAGTCTGCTAATAATAGGGGTAAAACTGCCGTGCTTGATATGGGCATGAAATATCATGAGTTGGGCGTGACTAATTCTGACGCTCAATTTTTGGAAACAAGGAAATTTAGCGTTGAGGAAATTGCCCGGTTGTTTCGTGTGCCGCCGCACCGGATTGGCCATTTGGATAGGTCAACGAATAATAATATTGAGCATCAAGGTTTGGAATTTGTGACCTATACGATGATGCCTTGGGCGGAACGCTGGGAGGCGGCGATTGAGTTTGATTTGTTGCCGGAAGATGAGGATTTGCAGATTGAGTTTGATTTTTCGCGGTTGTTGCGCGGGGATGCCAAGTCGCGAGCGGCTTATTATCATGCGGGTGTGTTGGATGGTTGGTTGACGCGTAATGAGGCGCGGATTCAGGAAAATTTAGACCCCTTGGAGGGTTTGGATAAGCCGCTGCGGCCTTTGAATATGATGGCGGAGTCGGATGCTGAGGATGAGGCGGCGGAAGAGGAGCAGAAAGAGCCGAAAAATGACGGTTTACCGCCCAAAATGAACCCTAATTTGAACAAGAAAACGGATAAAAAACGATGAAACGGCATTTGTTATTGGCTCAATTTGCGGCTACGCCTTGGGCTTTGACGCCTGATTATTTGTCTTTGATGACTAATATGCTGGTTAATTGGTCGTTTAATGCGCCGGTTGCGGTGGATTTGACGGCTAAAATCGGGCCGGATAAGGAAGCGCGGGCGGCGCGGGGTGATGCTGCGGGTGCTGGTGGGGCGGTTGCGGTGATTCCGGTTTATGGGGTGATTACTCAAAGGCCGCCGGATGATATTTGTGGCGCGGGCGGTTGTGCGGCGGATAAGGTGGCGGCGGCGGTGCGTTCGGCGGCGGCTGATCCGGCGGTGTCGGCGATTGTGTTGGATATTGATAGTCCGGGCGGTAGTGTGTATGGGACTAAAGAATGTGCGGATGTGATTTTGGCGGCGCGGGAGCAAAAACCTGTTATTGGTATTGCCAATAGTTTGGCTGCGAGTGCGGCGTTTTGGTTGGGGTCGCAGTGCAGTGAGTTTTATTGTACGCCGGGTGGTGAGGTGGGCAGTGTGGGGGTTTATACGGCTCATCAATTTATCGGCAAGGCGTTGGAAGCGGCGGGGGTTGATGTGACGCTGGTCAGTGCTGGTCAATATAAAGTTGAGGCGAATCCGTTTGAGCCGTTGGGTGATGAGGCTAAGGCGGCGATTCAGGCACGGGTGGATGATTATTACGGGATGTTTGTTAAGGCGGTGGCTAAGGGTCGCGGGGTTAAGGTGTCGGATGTACGGGGTGGCATGGGTCAAGGTCGCGTGTTGGGTGCTGAGGACGCGTTGGTGGCGCGGATGGTTGACGGGGTGGCTACGTTTGATCAGGTTTTGGCTAAGGTGAGCGGGTCGGGGCGGTCGGGTGTTGGTCGGTCGCGGGTGGCTAGTGCGCGTAGGGCGTTGGCGTTGATGTGATGGGCAATATGATTGCCTAGGTGTTCGGTTTTTCCGAACAACCACTTTTTTTTAATTTTTAACCCGCTTCGGCGGGTTTTTTTATGCCTGTCGGGCGGTTTTTAAGGTGATTTTATGAGTGTTACGAGCAAGAAATTAAGGGATTTGCAGGCTAAAAAGTTGGCTTTGGTCAATTCTGCACGGGCGATTACTGACGGGGCGGATGCGTCTGACCGTGATTTATCGGCGGATGAAGCGGTGCAATTTGATGGTTTAAAAGCGCAAATTGACGCGGTGAATGCGGCGATTGCACGTGAAACGGCGTTGATGATTGAAGAAGAAACGCTTGCGATTAAGGGGCATAACATTGGTGCGGTTTATGAACTTTCTGATTTGGATGATAAACGCGGTTTTAAGTCGTTCGGTGATTTTGCCACGGCGGTTAAGTTGGCGGGCGTTAACGGTCGGGTGACGGATGACCGATTGGGCATGATGGCGGCTGCGCCGAGTACGTTTGGCTCGGAGGCTTCTGGTGTGGATGGTGGTTTTTTGATTCCGCCGGAATTTAGCCGCGATATTTTTACCTTGTCTTTGACTGAGGATAGTTTGTTGCCGTTGACGGATAACACGGAAATTGGCGGCAATTCGATGGTATTTCCGAAAGATGAAACTACGCCTTGGGGGACGGATGGCGTAAGGGCGTATTGGCAGGCTGAAGCGTCGGCGGCTACGGCAACTAAACCTAAGTTGGGTACTAATACGTTGCGTTTGAATAAATTAATGTCGTTAGTGCCGTTGACTGATGAGCTGTTGTCGGATACGACTGCGCTTGATAATTATTTGCCGGGAAAAATGGCGGCATCTATCCGTTACAAGGTTAATGAAGCTCTGTTGTTTGGTAATGGTAACGGGCAGCCGTTGGGGGTGTTTAACGGCGCGGCGGCGGTGACGCAAGCTAAAGATACCGGGCAGGCTACTCAAACAGTTTCGGTCGGTAATATTACCGGCATGATTTCTAAATTAATTCCGGGCTGTTATCCACGTTCTATGTGGATGATTGCGCCGGATGCGATGGGCGCGTTGATGACGATGACGCTGGGCGGTTGGCCTATTTGGTTGCCTAGCAATCAGGGTGCGCAAAGCAATCCTTATGGGATGCTGTTGGGTCGGCCCATGACTGTTTCACAACATGCCAGCGCGTTTAGTTCTTTGGGTGATATTTTGCTGATTGACCCGACTTATATCAGATCAATTACTAAATCGGGTGGTATTCAAACGGCTACGTCTATGCATTTGTATTTTGATGCGGATGCTACGGCGTTTAGGGCGACGTTTAGGGTGGATGCTCAGCCTAAGATTGCTGCGCCTGTGACTCAGGCTAAAGGTTCGAATTCGTTGTCGGCGTTTATCCAGCTGGCTGCGCGTTAATTTTTGTACCATTGCGAGCATGTCCTCGTAATGGTTTTTTAGTTTTTTGACAGGATTTTTACTATGTTAAATGCACGTTTAACGGAAGAGTTGGCGCAGTTGGTGAATATTCCGCCACAACAAGCGGCGGTGGGGTCGGTGGTGAGCGGTTGGGTGTCGGTTAAAAACGCGCTTACGATGATGGCTCTTATTAATACGGGTGCGTTTGGTGCATCCGCTACGGTGGATGCCAATATTCAGCAGGCCACTAGCGCGGCGGGTGCGAATGCTAAGGCGATTACTGGTAAGGCGATTACTCAGTTAGTGGCGGCCTCGGGCGCTAATAAACAGGTGTTAATTAATTTGAGACCTCAGGAATTGGACACTAACAACGGGTTTAGTTTTGTGCAGTTGACCGTTACGGTGGGTGTGGCGGCCACTTATGTGGCGGCGGATTTAATGGCGCATTTACGTTATGAAACGGATGATGCGTTTAACCAGGCAGCTGTTATTCAAATTTTAGCTTAATTTATGCCGTTAAATTTAATCACGCCTCCTAGCTGTTTGCCGCTGTCTGTTGCGGATGTGCGGCAGCATTTGCGGCAGGATATTACCGATGATGATAATTTGATTTCGGTATATTTGGGGGCGGCGGTTGAGTTTGCGCAAATGCGGACGCAAAGGCAGTTTGTATGTGCGCGTTGGCAGTATGTGTTGGATGCTTTTCCGGGGCCGGCTTTGGTGGGTGTGCCTTATGGGGAGGCGTTTAGTATGCCGGATTATGCGATTCGGTTGCCCAAATCACCGCTGATTGATGTGGTCAGTATCCAGTACACGGGGATGGACGGTAATGTTTATACGATGGCGGCGACGGATTATAAGGTGGATTTTTATTGTGATCCGCCAAGAATCACGCCTGTTTTTGGAAAAATTTGGCCTGTGACGTTGCCGCAAATTGGCGCGGTTAAAGTGACGTTTGATGCAGGGTATATAGCGCCGATTGTTGCTAATGCGCTGGCTGATACGGTGACAGTTAGCGGTTGGGCGGCGTTGTCGGTGGGGGATACGGTGCGCTTTAGCAATTCGGGCGGGGCGTTGCCGTCTGGGTTGTTGGCTAAAACGGATTACGCGGTTGCGTCTGTGCCGTCTGCGGGAGTGTATACGCTGACCGCCAATAGCATGGCGGTTAATATGACCGATGGCGGCTCTGGGTTGAGTTTTATGGGTCAGACTAATTTAAATGGTTCGGGCGGTGAGTTGCCGGATGGGATTAAGAGCTGGTTGTTGGCGCGGTGTGATTCGCATTATTCTTATAGAGGGGAGGTGGTCAATTCGCGCGGCAATATTACACCTTTGCCGTTTATTGATTATCTTCTGGATACTTATCGCGTGGTGACGTATTAATGTCATTTGAAAAGGCGTGGCCTGATTCGGGGGAGTTGCAGCGTCGGGTGGTTATCCGTTTGATGACGGATTCGGCTAATGCGGCGTTTGGTATTGACCATGTGGTTGATGCGGGGATTAAGCGATGGGCTAAATTTGAGCCGCTAATTGGGGTGGCTTATTGGGGGTCTGCCCAGGTGCGTGAGGAGGTGACGCATCGGGTTTGGGTGCGTTGGGCGACGGGGACTAAACCCGAAGATTTGACTAAACAGCATGTAATTGATTATCCGGCGGGTAATCGTCGTTTTAGGGTTGTGCGGGCGGTTAATGTGAATGACGCGCAAATGTTTACGGCGATTGAGTGTAAGGATTTGGGGGCGTTGGCGTGACTGATATACGCATTGATGTTGAGGGGTTTGACCATCTTGTTTATAACCGCCGGGAGTTAAAAAAAGCGATTCGGGCCGGTGGTGCGTTGGTGCGTAAAGAGGCGCGGCGGTTGATTGCTAGCCGTGCGGTTTCTGGTGCGGGGGAGTTTCCGGGTTATAAATCCGGGGCGATGAGCCGGGCTATTAAAGTTAAAGTGGCCTCTGGTGGCGGTTATGTGAAGATTATGCCCTATAAAACGGCTGAAATGGGCCCTAAGTTTTATCCGGCGTTTTTGATGGTGGGTACGCGGCGCGGCTTGCGGCCACGTAAAGATTTTATGGTGGCGGCTTTGGATAATAAACAGGCTGAAATTCGTTTGGCGATTGCTGCCACGTTGGTTAACGCGATTTCTGAGGCATGAATTTAAGTTTGGTTATTGCCCAGTTGCGGACGTATTGCCCGCTGTTTGCTGGGCGCGTGGCGGGGGCGGCGCAGTTTAAGCGGTTGGATGAATCCAGCACCTTGGCTGTGCCTGCAGCGTTTGTGATTCCGTTGGATGATAACCCGGGCGAGCGGATGAGTTTGAATGATGTCCGGCAGCCGTTGTTGGAGTCGTTTGCGGTGATTGTGGCGATTGACAATACGCCGGATGAGCGGGGGCAATCGGCGGTTTATGCGGCGCATGATACGGTGCGGGCGCAGTTGTGGGCGGCGTTGTTGGGATGGCAGCCAGATGGGCTTGAGGATGAGTCGATTTATCGGGGCATTGAGTATCAGGGCGGCAATCTGTTGGAGTTGGATAGGGCGCGGCTTTGGTATCAATATGATTTTGCGGCTTATCGTGAGATTACGCCGGAGGATGGTTGGCAAAATAGCGAGCTGGCGGGTTATCCGCATTTTGACGGGGTAACTATGTCGGAAAATCGGCCATTTGATGTAGGTATGACGGTTGCAGACCCCGATGCAATTATTGATGTGGTGACAACTATTCCAAAAACAGGCATTTTGCCTTAATTCGAGATTAAATAATGACAATACCTTTTAATAATATTCCGGCGGGGAATGGCATCCGTGTTCCGCTGTTTTATGCGGAAATGGATAGCAGTATGGCTGCTCCGTATACGGCTCAGAGTTTGCGCTCACTTTTGATTGGGGTGGCTAATCCGACTGCGCCGATGTCGGGGGTTTTGACTCCGCAATTGCTGACTTCTCAAAGTCAGGTTAATAGCATGTATGGGCGCGGGTCGGTGATTGCGCGGATGTATGCGATGTTCAGGTTGGTTAATCCAGTCGGTGAGGTGTGGGGCGTGGGGGTTGCCCAGGCTTCTACGGGTGCGGCGGCGACGGGTACGATTGTGGTGACGGCTACGCCAACCGCTGCGTTTGCGTTGAGTTTGTATATTGCTGGGCAGTTGGTGAGTGTGCCGGTGGCGTTGACGGATACGGCAACAACGATTGCAACTAATATTGCTGCGGCGGTTAATGCGTTATTGGATTTGCCCGTAACCGCTACGTCTACAACTGGAACGGTAACGCTGACGGCGTTGTGGAAAGGCACGATCGGTAATGATATAACCTTGGTGGATACGTTCAGGGGTGCGGCAGGTGGTGAGCAAAACCCGACGAATTATGGGGTGGCGTTAAATTACAACGGCAATACGGGTAAGTTGTCGGCGGGTACGGGTGCGACGTCGTTAACGTCTTTGTCATTTATGGGTGATGACCCTTATGATTTTGTGATGCATCCGTTTTCTGACGCGACGACGTTGGCGTTGTTTGCGACGGAATATGGCGATAGTGCGGGGCGGTGGAGTTATTCGCGGCAAATTTATGGCCATTGTTATACCGCTCAACGGGGTACCTCGGCGGCGTTGGTGACGGCGTTCGGGGCGGGTGCGGTTAATGATCCGCACCATACGGTTGCTGCGGTTGATGTGGATTGCCCTAATCCAATTTGGGAGTACGCGGCGAGTTATGGCGGCCGTAATGCGGTGTTTATTACGGCTGACCCTGCTAGACCGACTCAAACTGGGCAGTTGACCGGGTTGCTTGCTCCCAGGGCGGGCAAAAAATTCTTATATAGCGAACGAAACACTCTGTTAAACAATGGCGTGGCTACTAGCGCGGTGGTAGCGGGGCAGTTGCAGATTGAGCGGGCGATTACGACTTATCAGTTAAATAAATTTGGTCAGGCTGATGTTGCGTATTTGGATAGCGAAACGTTGCATACTGCGGCTTATGTGTTGCGCTATTTGGCGGCGGCGATTACGAGCAAGTATCCTCGGCATAAATTGGCCAATGACGGTACGCGGTTTAGTGCGGGCAGTGCGATAGTGACTCCGGCGGTAATTAGGGGTGAGTTGATTGCGGCGTATGATCAGTTGGTGTTGGCGGGCATCGTAGAAAACCGCGATATATTTATTACGTATTTGATTGTGGAGCGAGATGCAACCAACGTTAATCGGTTAAACGTGCTGTTTCCGCCGGATTATGTCAATCAGCTGCGGGTGTTTGCGGTGCTTAATCAGTTTAGATTGCAATATTAGGGGCGGTGTTAAATGGGAAGAAGAGTCGCGGGGATTTGTTACATTAAAGTGGATGGGTCGCAACTTGAAGTTAAGGGCGGCGTTGAATGCGCTTTGGCGCCGACTAAAAAAGAAACGGTGATGGGGTTGGCAGGCAATGCCGGATATAAGGAAATGGCGGAACGGCAATATATAAAAGTGACGGCGATTTTAACTAATGATTTCCCGATTGCGAGTATTCAGCAGGGAACGAATATGACGATTACCGTTGAAATGGCTAATGGCAAGATTTATACGCTGACCGGTGCGTGGCTGGAGGGTGAGTCGGGGGCGAATGGGGAAGAGGGTGAAATTGAGTTGGAATTTACGGGCATTACTGGGGTTTGGCAATGAGTAATACTAAAGCGGTTGTGCTGGCTAAGCCTATTACGGTGGGCGGGATTGAGACTGCAATTTTGGATTTGCGCGAGCCTACGGTTGATGATGTGGCGGATTTGGGCTATCCGTTTTTGGTGATGCAGACGGATAACGGTACGGCTTTGCAGATTCAGGCGCGGGTGGTGCTTAAGTATGCGTCGCGGTTGGCGGGTGTGCCTCCAAGCAGTTTGAAGGGTTTGACGCTGGGCGATTTGTCGGAGCTGAATACGGTGGTGATGAGTTTTTTTGGGGATGCGGCGGAGACGTCTCAGACTTAGTTGATGGGGCGTTTGAGGTGGCGTATTTTTTTAAGATGTCGCCGGTTGAGGTGTTGGCGTTGCCGTTGTCTCGGTTTTTTGTGTTTGCCGGGCAGGCTGAGCGGATTAGTGGGACGGTGAATGGGGAGCAGGGGTAATGGCCAGTACGTTTAATTTACGAGCGTTGATTACGGCGGTTGATCGGTTGTCGCCTGTATTGCGGGCGCAAATGCGGGTAATGGGGCAGTGGCGGCGCAGCATGGAATCGGCGGGGCGCGGTGGTGTGCCGATGGCGATCGGTCTGGGCGCGGCTTTGGCTATACCGACTAAAGCGTTTGTGGATGCTGAAAACGCGGCTATGCAACTTAAAAATACGCTGATGAATAAGGACGGCGTGTCGGGTGGGTTTGAGAATTTAAGTCAATTGGCGGTGGAATTGGGTAATCAGTTGCCCGGGACTACGGCGGATTTTATGAGTATGGCATCACAATTAAAATCCCTGGGCATGAATACTGAATCGCTGTTGAATGGGGCGTTGAAGTCTACGGCTTATTTGGCGGTGGTGGGCGGTAAGTTGGGGGTTACTTATGAGTCTGCGGCTTTGGCGATTGGTACGCTAGGCAATTCGATGGGGATTGCTGATAAAGATTTGGTGGGGTTTGCGGATACTTTGCAGCGGGCGTTGCATGTCGGGGTTGATTTAACGGATTTGCAATACGCGTTGTCTCAGTCGGCCGGTGCGTTAAAAGTGGTAGGGCAGCAGGGTATTAGCGTGGCGGATGATTTAGTGCCGCTGATTGCGTTGTTGTCGCAAGCGGGGATTAAGGGAGAAAACGCGGGTACGGGTCTTAAAAAGATGATTGGCGTGGCTACCAAGGCGGGTAAGTTTAAGACGATTCCTGCACTGGTGCATGATCTGGAAAAATTGCAAAAGTTAAATCCGGCGCAAATGTCTAAAATGTTGGGCGATTTGTTTAGCGAGGAACATGCAAGTAAGGCGGGGATTATTGCGGCAGGGGGTTATGACAAAGTGGTGGCCCAGTTTAAAGAGCAGGCCAGTTTGCAACAACGGGTTTCTAATTCTTTGGGGACTTTGGGTAATATTTGGGATGCTGCTAGCGGTACTTTTGTTAATGCAATGGTGGCGATAGCGGAGGCTTATGCGCCTGAGCTTAAGGCATTGGCTAATAAATTTAATGATTTGTCGGGCAAGTTGATGGTGTGGGCTAAGGCTAACGGGGCGACGATTAAGACGGTTATTAAAATGTCGGCTTCTTTTGTGGGTTTAAAGTTGGGTTTTTTGGCTGCGGCGTTGGGTTTGCGGGTGTTGATGCAGTTGCTGAGGTCTAGTCCGTTGATGTTGATTGTGCAGGGGATTGCCTTGCTTGCTCCGCTGATTTATGACAATTGGGGCAAAATTACTGAGTTTTTAAAATCGGCATGGGATGGAGCGATTAATTGGATTGATGAGCGGTTTCAAAAGTTTATTGATACGCTGATGGTCGGTGTTAATGCTATTCGGCGATTGTTTAATTTTGGCGATATTAAGGTTGATTTGCCTAAGTTGGCTAAAATCACTTTGCCTAAAGATTTTGTTAATCATATCCAGCTGCAAGAAAAAGATGGCGGAGGCCATTGGTTTAAACAGCCGTCTGATAAATCGGGCGCGTCGCCAACATCGCCAATTATTAATCAAGGCGGGTTTTTAGAGCCGTCTTCTTATGGTGGCCCGGTTGCGCCTCGGTCTTCATTTTTACAGCCTGTTGCTTTGCGCGGTGCGATTGATGTTAATTTTCATAATGCGCCGGCGGGGATGCGGGTTGAGCAAAAAGGGGCATCTTCAGGTTTAAAAATCCGCCAAAATGTGGGTTTTAGAACGTTGGGAACGGCGTAAAAGATGAAGAAATTTGCCGATGAGTTGCGGCCTGCGTCGTTTCGGGGTGTGCCGTTTGGCGTGGAAATGACGGAATTGGAAGCCGGGCGGCGGGTGCAGGTGCATGAGTATCCTCAGCGCGATAAGCCGTTTGCGCAAGATATGGGCAAGCACACAAGGCGGCTGGAGTTTGATGCGTTTGTGGTGGGGGCGGATTATATTGCCCAGGCGAATGCGTTGCTGGCGGCGGTGGAAAAGGTGGGTTCTGGGCAGTTGGTGCATCCGTGGTTTGGGTCGATGACGGTTAATGCCCTGCCCTGCCGTGTTGTGTTTGATAAAGCGTTGAGTTTTGCCAAGTTCCATTTTGTGTTTGTTGAGTCGGGGGCGTTGGTTTTTCCGGCGGTGACTAATTCGACGGTGGGGTTAAGCCAATCTGCTGCGGCGGGTTTGGATGAGGCATCACAAAGTTGGTTTTCTAAGGTGTTTCAGACTTTGAACCAGATTAGTAATGTGGCGGGTTGGGCATTGACTACTTACGGTAAGGTTTTGTATTTTTTGGCTAATCCGGTTTTTGCTTTGTCCAGTTATTTGGGTTTCGGCACGTTGCCGGGCAATTTGTCGTCTTTGTCTGCGTTGTTTAATACGCCGGTATCGTTGGCGGGTAGTTTTTCGGGGCTGCTTAATTTGGTGTCGGTGGGCAAGAGTTTGGCGGGTAATGACGCTATTTTAGTGCCGACTGTTCGCGGTTTGACGCGGATGGCGGTTGATCCTGCGTTGGCTAATCCGGTTGCGCCTACGTCGGGCAGCGTAGTGGATGGGCAAATTTATGTTAATCAAAAAGCGATTTTAGGGCAGGCACGGCAAGCGTTGCTGGTGCAAGCGGTGGGGTTGTCGAGCTATTTGGCCTGCTCGGTTTATAACGATGTGTTGGCGTTGATTGCTGAGTTGTCGGCGGCGTTGGATGCTGAAATGCTGTTGACTGATGATGACGGGGTTTATCAAGCGTTGCACGGGGCGCGGTGTGCGATGTTTGAGGATTTGTCAGTGCGGTCGCGGGATAGTGCGCGGTTGGTAAGTTATACGCCGGATGATGTGTTGCCCGCTTTGGTGGTGGCGTATAACTATTATGATGATTGTGGGCGCGGTGATGAGATTGTT